ATGTATATAAATTCAGTAATTAGTTATTTAGGTGCCTGGGATAATTTAAATGAAAAACATCAAGAGGAATACGTCGATCTAATTAGCACAATAGGAAGTTTGATTCTTGGATCTGTCCAAACTGAAGAAGACCTTAATGTCGAGTATCGGATGATGAAAACTCAATGGAAAAAATCTCTTGATAAACTAAATTGGGTCAATTTGGATGATAATGTACTATGTGATTATGCGAAAAACAAAGTTAAGGTTAGTTTGTATATAGGAGATGACCCAAACACAGTTAGCGCATGGGCGTTTACAAATTGTAACCTATCAATAAAAAATGATGAATGTGAGATACCGCTACTTATTTTACCTATAAATGAAACAGGTCAAACTTTATTTGGGGATAATGAGCCATTGGGTTACCGTGCTGTTACTTTTGATAGGACTTTAGCTGAATTTACTGCTTTTTCGCCTCTTTCTTTAAAATATCCATTTATTATTTTAGGTATATCTGATAATGAATCTCCAATAGAAATCTTTAATATTTCAACTGACTTGGAAGGGCACAACACGAATGTAGTTATGGATAGAAGTATAGAATTTCCGCCTGAATATTATCAAGCTGGATTAGGAATACTTAGCTATTTTCATAAAGTTCTTAAGGCTAAATATCCAGGAGTTCAAGCAACTGTGAGAATTATACAAGAAGGCTTAGTTGTAAGAATGGTAGTTGAGACAGCAGATGGAGACAAGCATATTGTAGAAAAGGCGTTAGAAGAATATGACTTAATATTACAAGGTGAAATCAGACCTGAAGACTATTTTGGACTATCAACACAGGCAATTGAATTAAAGAATGAATTAAGATTGGCAGATGCTCGTATTGAGACCCAAAAAGAGTTGTTAGCTATTACACAAAAGCAGATAGATGTCAAAGATGTACAAATTAATACACTTATGGCGATTGTAAGTAATGGCATCTCAAATCCTGTCTCTCCAGTTATTAATGTAGATGTAGCTCCTGTAATTACAATTGATAACAACTTAAATCAGCAGAACATTATACATAATGAATTAAAAGAAACTATTGATACAATTCGGAATCTAAAGCATACTATAGACTCTCCTGAGGCGATTGAATCATTAAATGAAGTTGAGAAAGCTCTTTCAGAAGCAGATGAGAACAACATAAATAATACTGCAGGGATATCTAAATTGCAGAAATTTTTAGAGAAAGTAAATAATACAGAGAGTACTGTAAGTAAATCTATTACTACAACAAATGCAGGAGTAGAATTAATAAAAAATTTAGCTAGTTGCTATAACAAGATTGCTCCATTTTGTGGATTACCGTCAATACCTTTTATAAAATAAAATTCTTATTTTAACTAATAATTAAATACATTTTTTAGGGATAAAAAGAAATAGTAAATGTTAAATGTTTATCATAATAACTAATGGTAATTTTTACATAATATGAATTTCTTTTATCGATGAATAAGTTTAATAAGACTCCTAATAATCTAGGAGTCTCATTTTTTATTATACTTTTTTCACTTTCATCTCATCTAAATGTTCGACTAACGGTTGATACAAACTAATAAATTTATGACCGACCACCCAACCATAATCATAATGAACTAGTGTTTGACCACCACATAAAATTTTTAATTGAACTATTTTAGTATCTGCTACACCTGTTTTCTTTTGTTTATTAAGTTTAGCTACAAAGGAATAGACACCAAATTGGCCATTGATAGTTACAGGATCTTTCTTCACGATTTCAGTTTGATATTTCATTAGGCGACCACTCTTCCCATTGGTAAGAAATTATCGGAAATCCGTTCTCATCTTTACCAGAATCAATCATTACATCAATTGCTAAATTCTCGTTAAATGTATACCAAAGTATTTCACCTGTTTTATAGTAAAAAAGTCTATATCGGATTCGTTTACTCATTTAAACCCCTCCTAAATATCATCTAATACATAAACCTCACATACTACTCCATGTTCACCTGCTAAGTTTTCAAATAATATCTTGCGTGAATTTAATGTTGTATAGATTCTAAGGACAATTTTCTTTTGATTTTTAATATAAAACAGTTCGTTCAAAATACCGTATAACTCCATTTTCTTTCTATTACGAACCATACTTTGTTTACGATCAATCTCAATACAATAAAGTGTATCTGCTTTAAATCTTGCATCTGGAATGATTTGTTTCTTATCACCATTTGATGATGAAAATGTAATTGGCTTTTCTATATCCCATTTAGGAAGTCCACTCATCATCCAAGCTTCATTTCTTAATAAATGATGATCTATTTGAATACTTTTCTTCATTGGATTAGTGCCAACATAAGAAGCACCGTTTTTAGATAAATAATAAACATGTTCATTAGTCCATTTAGTCACTGATAATAATTCCATCTCGACTAGGCTTTTCAGTAGTCTTTGAGCGTTTCTTATTCCTCCTAGACTGTGAATTCCTTGAAGCTGCCTTCTTGTTGCGAATTTCAGGGTTTTTAGACTTTGTAGTATCTGTTCTATTCGTTCTTCGTTTTTCTTCTTCATAGCCTTTTAAAACCTCCCATACCGTACTGTCAGAGATATACGGTATTTGTAGTTCTGTCTTTTTATCAGTTTTCATAATTGCACGGCCAGATAATTTGTAAGGTAGTTTTTCTAATCCCTTTTCATCAATTACAACATCACTTGCAACTGCAGTTGTTAATCTTAAACCTATACGACAATCAGCGTTTTGTTTGATTTGTCTTGGTAGTGTGTCACCTGTTGGATATTGAGTAGCAAAAATTAATCTATAGCCTACTGCACGACCTAAACGAGCGATTGAACTTAACATATCTTGACAGGCTAACAGGAGTTTCCTTGTATCTCCGTCTCCCTTAGGTGCTAATTCTGCTGCTTCATCCACAATAATAAACTTTCTTTTTCTATTTAAATCTTTAACGTTTGTCAAATAGCCATTTTCTTTAAGTTCATTAATCGAATTAAACATATCGTCAACGATATCTTTCAATAATAGTGCAGCTTTAACGTAATTCCCTGCAATTGCTTTGACTTGTTTCACATTCTGATAACGACCAAACTCTAATTTTTCTTTTAGATCAATAATGTAAAATTCAACATCATCTGGATTCTGTAATATCAATTGAGTGAACATTAATTTAAGTAATACCGTTTTGCCATAACCAGTACCCCCACCAATGACAATATGAGGAATCGAATCAAAATCATGATAAATATCTTCAGTTAGCGACTTACCAATAAACACTTCATAAGAGTTAGGTTTTAGTACGTTTTTATGCCAATTGTATTTTTTAATCAATTCATTATGAAAAACTTTTATTTCTAATTGATAATTTGAAAAATCAATTACAACCGGTTTGTTTAAACCTTCAGATAACACTTCCTGAAATTGAATGATTAGTTTTGATGGAATTCCTAGAGGTAGTCTGTAAAAGAAAGATATATGATTGTCTTTTGGTACAGACTTTTTAAATGTAGGGTATTTTATGATGTCTTTTTCTTTAACACAAACATTCGCTATTTCAAATAATCTTTTGATTGTTTTCTTATCATTTGCTCTCGGTTTTATCACCCCAACAGATGCACCCAGGCCAACAACGATAGATGTAGAAACAATAGAAGAAAATAAAATAATAATCACCCCTTAATATCCTATAAAGGATAGCTACCCAGAAAACGAATAGATAGAATAGAAGATAAATGTTGATACAACAATGATGTTTGTATTCGTGGTAGCTATTCACCCAATAGCATTAAAATCGAATAGGAAAAACGAATAGAAAAACTTATTGATCACAAAAGGATATTTACAACTTTAATGAATACATAAACGCCAGTAGCAGCGACACAAACTGGAAAAGCATACTTAATGTATCTTGATCGGAAGATGCGAATTTTTTCAGCGTAATCTGTATCCTGTAAACAATGTTCAGCTATTAAGACAACTAGACCTATACCAAGCATAGTAACCATAAAAGTAGTTGGTTCATTTGGTACAAAAGCGACTGCAGGAAGTAAATTAGAAACTTGTTTCGGCTTCTTCCAAGATCCATTCATAAAATCACGAAATGGAATTGTTTCAGCTTTCATAATTCATCACCATACCTTTGAATGTCGTAACCTTGCTTAATTAACCATTTTTCAACTGCATAAAACGAACTGGAATTATAAATATCCTCTGATTCTTCGCTGCTTAAACCCATATTATCGTGATGATCCATAAAAACCATTTTCACTTTCTTCATGTAATCCATTGTCTCTTGTAAGTGGTCAATATTCATCAGAATTCCTCACTTTCGATCAAAGCGTTTTTACCTGCATAACGATTTGGTCTAAGTCTAATTGTTCCATCCCATTGGACAAAAGGTTTAAACATTGTTTCTAATTCATCCCAATCAGTTTCGTATTCCTCAAATTGATCCTTCTGAATTAATTTAGTTACTTTCATAAAGCCATCATAAGATGGCTCATCATATACATCATGTCTTTGCATATGGTGCTGAATTGCTTTCACTTCATCCTCATCTTTAGCATGATTAAAATACCTTTCTAAAGCTGATGAACTGTATAAATAAGGTGTTTGATATAAAGCTCCATAATACTGTCTCATACCTTCTCCTCCTTCATTTTGTAAGGACGTTTGCGAAGTCTTGAGTGAATTCGTTTTTGTTGTCGTTTGTTAAATCTTATGTAGGCATTTGTCTAATATTGCAAGTACCATTTTATTTTTTTAACAGGACAATCAGTTTTGATATAGAAAGTTATTTATTAGGTGATGAAAATGAGGAATAAATTAAGAATGATCCTTGCTGAAAGGAAAATTAAAAAAGGGGAATTTGCTAAGGATGTAGGTATTACACATGCAACATTAACGTTAATTCTTAAGGAAGAAAGAACTCCTACATTACAAGTAGCAATGAAGATTGCACAAGAATTGGGATTAAAGGTAGAAGATATATGGTATTTTGATGAGGAGTAAGGGAATACTTCATTTGAGGTGATCTTATGGAGTTAACAGCAGTGTATACAATAATCGGTTTCCTTTTATTCGGAATGATCGTGATAAAAATAAATAAAAAGTATTTAGTGAAAGAAAAAAAATTAGAATGGAATCAATTAAAAGTCTATAAAGAACGACAAAGATTTTACAATATGACACCAAGAGATTTTGAATTTTATGTAGCTGCATTTTTGCAAATAACAAGAGAATTCAAAACGCAAGTTACACAAGCAAGTAAAGATGGTGGCAAGGATATTATCGCTTATGACGGAAAAGAAAAAATTTATGTAGAAGTGAAACACTGGAAAGGTAATGTAGGCAGACCTGCTATACAAAAACTTGAAGGGGCAATGAGTGCTGATCGAGTTAAAAGAGGTTACTTCATTACTTCATCAGGTTTTACAAAAGATGCCCTCGCATACGCAAATAAAACAAATATTACATTAATAGATGGAAATGAATTGATTAGACAAATGCATTCGTAAGAGCTCATTAAGTGGGCTCTTTTTTATTCGTTGAAAAATCCATATATGTACCTACAAAAATACTATCACTTCCTTATTCGAATAAATATTAAAAACACACTCAATTTAAAAGTTGGAGATATTTGGAGTATAGAAGAATAAAAATAGCCCCTGTCATTGACAAGGGCTTAGTTTTTCTTAGTCAGTTCGTGTAATCTAATAACATACCTTAAGTTCTCTTGTTCGTTTCGTAATGAATACATTCTTGGACGTAAAGCATTTAAAAACTTTTCATGTTTTAATACTTCTAATCTAATATCTTTGGTATGATTCGCAAGTTGTGCATTTCGAATTTGTTCATTTTTACCATCAATTGATCCGTTTACTATTAATTCTGATTCCATATTAGATAAATTCATTTTCCAATCTAATAATTCATTCGTAAAGTAATAATACTCCTCTTCTACTCTTTTTAATTCTCTATTTACTTCAAGAAGTCTTTTGGCGATGGCATCTAAGTTATTCATACATGACTTCCCTCCATTCTTGGACAAGCACCTGATAGCGGCAGAAGCACTATCAGTGTATTCCATAAATATTGGTAAATTGCCTGTACTTTTTTCGTTTTAGGAAAATTTTTCTAACTAATTTGCTAGACTTTTTTCAATTAGAGGATAATTTAGACTGAGCTCGCTGAGTACTCGATAGGTTTCTTTTTTGTGCTAATAAAAAAGCGCCAAACTAGGCGCCTTATTTCCACGTTACACTTTTAAAACTCGGATACTTTTCGCCTTCAATTAGAGTAAATCCTTCCGAATCAACAACGACAATATTTACGAAATAACCATCGTAAACTTTTCCGTAATCTCCGCTGCTCTTCGGATTACTTCCATCCACATAATTCGAAATCACTCGCAAATAAGAATCGGCATATGATTGCGCTAAACTTTTACCGGACTGGCCGGACAACTTCGCGTCATCTACCGTTAAAGTCATATTAATTTTATTTCCTTTCACTTCGAAAGTTGCGTCTTTAATATTCTCTCGAGTCTTCATGTCGCCAACTGTTGATTTAATCGCTGACTGCGGGATTGCTTTATATTTAGCTTCCTTTGTCGAAGACTCTTTCGTCGAGCTGCACGCTCCTAATATTAGCGCCGTTAACATCGTTAAAATAGCTACGAAAATAATCCTTTTTCTCATCCTTAATCGTTCCTTCCTTGCAATTTGATACTCGTATAATATTCGTCATTTCGCAAATATATCCTTTTTTGTTAGAATTAATAGAGTATATATTCTCGGGAAGGAGCAAAGCTATGTTCCCACTAAAAAACTACTATGAATCGTTCATCAAGAAAGAAATAGTCGGAATGAAAAAAGAAGCTGCATTAAAGCGTCTAGGAAATTTACTAGCCTGCCCTGTGATCAGTAAAGATACTAAGGATTCTGTTCACATTCGATTTTTCACTTGTACGATGGAAATGAAACCTAATATGGATAGATGGTTAGGTACGATCGCATTGAGGATTGAAAATGGGGTTGTAAAGGAATCAGCTATTAGTGTTCCTGAAGATAAGAAAAACCTCTAACTACATCTAGTAAAGTTAAAGGTTTTCGTTTTATAAATATTACAAAATTAGAAACTTCAGTAATGATATTATTTTATTATGAAACATTTTCCCTTATAAGTCTTTTATACTTATATATTTCATACTGGATGGGATTATCTTTTTCCCAGTATCCGAAAATACTTTCGATTAATTTCATTAACTCAACCATTCTCATAATATTATATGAAGTATACATTCTATCCGTTAACTCATCTTCTGCACATATATCTTTAAGCAAAAACAGTAGCCTATATTCTTTATATTCTAATTGAGACATATAGGCGGATATTAAATGTCTACTTTCATCTTTCAACTCTTTAATTATCATAAGAAAATAATCTTCACGGGATATTTCTTTATTAAATACATTTGTATCTTGAGACCAAAAGTTATATTCTTGCTCTATTATGTATTCTATATTCTCTTCCGTTAAATTAGACTCGTCATCAATATTAAAGACATTACTAAGTAATAACCTAATTTTGACATTAACACCAAGGAGTTCAGTATGAAAGAGGTACTTTTTATTCACATTTCGTTTTCTTTCAGATTCACTTCTTAAAAAATCGATTAAAAATATTGTTAACAGTGTATTAATATATCCAGGAAAAAATGTCATTACATTATTTATTACGTTGATCTTTAGAAGTAAAAATGTCAAAACTCCATAAATTACAATCAATACAATTCCGATGTACCAAAATTGAAATAGTCGGTTAAAGAATCTTCCAAAAAACCTATTAAATTTTCGAGTCCAAATAATAATGTAATTATAATTTAATTTAAAAAACCAAATTAATATCTTAATTAAGCGTCTTGCCATAAACCACCCTCCAATATATTCCAATTATATAAAATAAGAACATATTGTGGGTAGTATAATGTATTATTTTTTAAACTTTTTTTGTATTTAAAACATCTTATTCCAAGTTATTTTTCCAACAATTCCATCATTTTCTATACCATGTTTCTTCTGAAAAGCTCTGACTGCTTTTTCTGTTAATTGGCCAAACTTACCGTCCAATGTAACACCTATTTTTTCTTGAACAAATTGTACGTTAATTCCTTTAGAACCTATTTTTAAGGGTTTACCAGGATAAGGTACAATGTCCTTATTAATATTCTCCGCTTTTTTAGACGTATTAGTTTTTGAAGTTTTAGGTGCTATCCAGTCTTTTTTCACCTCGAAATGAGGTTTATCAGGTTGCTTCCAAGTACCGCCCCATGTAATTCCTAATCTTTTCGCAATTTCTCCTGCTTTTTTCAGAGTAGTAGAATCATATAAATCTTTCGGTTTATTTACAGCAATATCCCATGCTAAACGACCTGTATGATTACTTGAACGAGTCCAAGTAACTTTCTCACCTTCCCTTGTTCTACCATAAGAGTAAAGGTAATCCTGTCTTTCTTGTGGACGATATGTTTCTGTAATGAAAACATCTAAATTAGCTTTTTTACATTCCTCAAGGAATAATTTACAAGCTTTTTGTGCAACTGGTAAAAGTTCATTAACATCTCTACAAGTTTTAGTTACATCAGTCATGTCTACTTTCCTCTTTTCTTAACTTTTGTTTTATCAAAGTACTTTGTCAAAAAACTAATATCGATTCCGATTCTTGAGAAGTTTTCTATTATACTCATTCCTTCATAAGCCATTATTAAACCCACTCCAAGTTTAATTATGTAACCCTTTGATTCTGTATAAGTATCTATGAAAACCATAAAAGCTAGGGCTACAAATAACCCTAATTTACGAATAATCCCTATATAATTAATTGAGGAATTAATCTTTTTTTCTGCTGCAGCAGCTAATAATCCAGTAATAATATCAAATAGAATCATAGCTATTGCTATATACCAATAGTTACCTACAACAGTAACCATACTTATATGAGCAATTGAATCCATCGTTCTAACCTCCTTTTCAGGGCATAAAAAATACACCTATCTTTAGGTGTTTACTTGTTCACTATCTTTTCTCTAGCCTCTTGTCTTGCTCTTAAAAGTTCAATGAATTCTTCATTTGTTAAATTTGTTTCAATACCTAACTCTAACTGATCTCTATGTCTAACTATTTTCCAGTCAGTTTCATCAAGGAAAGTTTGATATTCTTTCGATATATTTCTATTTGAGATGATTCTATCTTGAACTTCATTTAAAACAAAACTTTCTTCAAAATAACTATACCTAAACGGGCAAGCTCTAAAATCCTCTTCGGCCTCATATTCAATCCAATCTTGGACAAAACTATCAGAATACCCACAAATTTCATCATTTACTACATGCACCCAAACTGTTCTTACCACACTCTCACCTCTCGAAGTACAGTATCTTTGCATCCTGGGTTATTAACCTCATCAATATTTACTGCATCACCTATAATACTTTTATTAGTAAAAGTTAAAACTTTTGTTGTTACTTTAGCATTACCGATACTAACTGAATAAGCGTGTTTTACATTTAACTTAACAGTCTTCGGAACGTAAACAGTGTACCAGTCGTAATCTTGTTCACCTTGCCCAACGTTATAATCAGAGAAAACTAACATCCAGCCTTTATCAGTTTCATTCAAAGCCCACTGAGTTTGTTTAGTATCATCAATAGTAACTGATTGACCGTCTTGCATATATATAGCACCTGTCCAAATAACAGTGCCACCGATTCTATCATAATGTCTTTTGCCATATTTCTCTGCCATCTCTTGACGAAGTTGTTTAGCAAATTTCTTATTGTCAGTTCCAAAAGTAATGCTTAATTCGTATTCGTTGTCTTCGTATACGCATTCAACTTCAGTGATTTGTTTTATCGACTTAACACCATTAACCATAACTGAAACTTTATCACCAAGAAACCAATCAATCTCATATCGTTTTATGTACCTTGATGTTTGTGAAAGTTGTACTTCCATCGAGTCAGTATCTCGTCTAGCATAAATAGCTTGTGTAAGGTCATATTTCTGACCGTCATAGGTTGCTGAGTCGCTTTCCGCATCTATTTCATAACGATTCCAACCAGTGTTACTTAATCCAGCAGGAGTGAACTCTTTTTTATTAACACCTAATCCATAAGCAGTTGTAGCAGTACCTTTGTTTGATTTGACAGTAACTACATTCTTAAAATCTCCTGCTATATCAGTGAATAACATATAGTCTTTTCTATCCTCTGCTTTTCGTGTGTATGCGATCATACTCCCATTAGGAAAACCATTTACTATTGAAGGTCTTAATCCCCAACCAATAGGAAGGTCAGACATTTGACAGATTTCAATAATAGCTTCTGCTAATGTTCCATATTGGCCAGACCAGTAAACAGAAGTTGTACCTCCTGCTAGTTCAGTACTCATGAGAATGTTTCGAGCAGAGTTAGTTGAGTTATTAATATTACGATCTATTAACCTAGCGATTAAAACATCTTGTTCAACTTGAGTGTCGTATTCTGTTTGATCAACAAAAGGTAAAACGACCCTTTGTTTGAATAGTGCTTTTAAAGGTTTAACATCAAACTCTATAACATTTGAATCTGATTCATCGTTAATCGTTTCAATTATGCCACAACGATACCCATAGCGACTCATAGGGACATCACAATCTTTGAATATCAATATTCTACCTAATGTTAATTTCTCAACACCAATTGCTTTTCTACTTACATGAAGTTTACTGTTTACAATATCAAAGAAACTATCTTTATAAGAGAGATAAGCAATGTCAAAGATAGTTCCTGTTTTAGTCCAACTTGTATCATAAATATCTATTGTAAGTGCCATGTCATCACCTCTCTTATAATTTAAATTCCTGAGTATCTTTCTCTATACCATGCATTTATTTGAGTAGGTGTTGTTCCATTAATCGTTATTGAATTAGCTCCTGGTACTAACTTAAATAACGTACTACCTGGATCTAAAGTACTCCAAGTACCTACTCCATCTGGATTTTCCACCCATTCTTGACCTTGGTTAGTATTCATGTAGATTTTACTTAAATTCAACACGCTGCCAATCTTGACGAACTCACCAGTTGTATTGTTCTTGATTGTACAAGTTCCATTAGTTGAAATAAACTGTAACCTAATACCAGTCGGTACATCACCATTATTAGTAATTGTAAAACTTGCGCTTGAAGGGGTTATAGTTTGTTCAGCAGTATACCAAAAAGGATTGTCTGCTGTTAATTCAACTGCTACATTTTGCCAACTTAAATTATCATTTTCGAAACCTGTTGGATATAACGGAGCTACTTCGACATGACAATCTCTTGCATATTGACTACCATCTTCAAGAGTGATCCATAGTGTACCTGTTCCCAAGTGTGGAGCAAATAACTTACTCACAGTTCTCCTTGCATTTATTTCGAGGATATCAATATCAATAGTCACGTTAAGTTCCACATAATCAGTGTAGATTTGAGAAGCAGCACTTGATAAGTAAGCTTCAGAATTTGCTAGATAGTGAACAAAACCGTTGCTATCAATCATATCAATAAAGCTTAATGAATTAGATTGAATGTTAAGTAACTGCACTGAAGCATCTGTATGAGATTGTGCATAATTCCATGTACTAAGCTTATTTGACCAAGCCCTTAAAGTAGCTTTATTAGTACCATTAGCAAAACCTCTACCAAACCATTGAAAAGAAAGATTTGTTACAATCTGTTTAGCGATTATGATTTTATCAGATAAGGCTGTCTTACCATTCCAAATACTTACTCCATATCTCTTTTCAAGATGTTTAATTAAATTGAATGAAAAGATTTGTTGACCATAGGCGTTAGTAGTAGTTGTCTGGCGAAGGTCTGTATTACCATCTAATTTATTAATACTGTCAATAGCACCTTGACTAATTGTATCTGATATTTGTGATGGCGTAGCCAATGTAGTTTGGTTGAGCCTAGTCCAAAATATATGTGGATTTTCAGTAACACTAGTTGTAATCTTACCTTCAAAGTTCGCAACGCTGTTTGGTTGTACCTTCATAATAAGAAAATCCAATTCCATATCAGCAGGATCATAGACACTGTTGAAAAAAGTCTGGCCATGTTGCATATATGACTTTGTAGTATAAGCACTTGCAGTAAGGCCACTAGTTTGTAATTTATTCTTCAAACGATATGTTCCACTTCTGTTAATTTCAATTGACTCACCGGTTGATGAGTACCATGTTATACGATCTATTTTCATAATGAGTTAATACCAACTCCTACTAATATTATTTAGTGTTCGTTTCGTTTGTTTGGCACTTTCTCTTTCGTTTAAAGCCTTAGGTGAATAATTATTTACAGTAATACTTGATGGTTGAGGTAAACGAGTGTTAATACTATTACCGTTTTTACTTCCTCCTGTATTTCTACGAGGCCCGCTTGTACTTGCTCCTGGCTGTGGAATACGAGTATTTATATTACCTGTATCATAGTTAATGTTGCTTGGTGCTGTACCTAAAAGATTAAGTACTGTCAAAGCAGTCTTCATCCATTGAGGAGTAGCAACATACAACCCTGTCATTAATGCATTTCTAAGCTTAGGAGAAGATGCAGCTAAATTTTGAGTATAGTTATATGCTTTTAGTAAATTAGTAGCAATATTACTCGCTTTATTCCCAATCTCTTGTAAGTCTCTATTAATAGGGCCTTTGGCCTTGTTTAGTTCTTTTTGAAAAGGTGTAACACCTTCAGATACAATTTTCTGCATCTTTCCTTTTGTATCTTCAGCAGCTTGACCAGTATTATTTAATGCTTCTACACCCTTAATTCCTAAGTCTTCAAACTGAGAAATACCAAGCGACATTAATTGTTGTCTTTTCTGTTCTGGGTCTTTGGTTGCTTCGATATCTTTAATGATACTTTCCATTACATCTCTAGAAGTTGCTTTACCATTTTCAAACTCTTTGAATACGTCTTTAGTACCTTTAGAGAAATTACCTAAAGCTTTTTCTACTCGGCCATCATTTAAAGCAATAGGGAACTCTTTGACTGCATCTGCTACTTTATCAGCGTTTAATGCACCTGCATCAAGTCCAGCATTTAATAAATTAAAGAATTCATCAGCACTATAGCCACTTTCTTTAAAATAGCCTCCATACTCGTTAATCGTATCTAATAAATCTTGTTGACGATTACCACCATTTTGTGCAGCATTAGCCATTTTATCAAAAGCTGTTTCACTATCGATTCCAAAATCATTCATCAATGCACTAGCAGATTTAGTTACATCATTTACATCTTCACCAAATGTTTTCCCAAATGCCTGAGCAAATGTTGTAATTTTCTCAAGATCAGTATCGTTTATATCCTTAAAGTTATTCTTTACACTTATGATTGCATCTGCACCTTCTTCAAGGCTATCAGACCAACCATTTAGATTAATATCTGCTAAAGTGTCACCTAACTTTTCACCTTCATCTTTAGTCAAACCTAAGGCATTTGTCATCTTACGATTAGCTTTATCCATATCTTGACTAGCATCAAATGCAGCTTTCCCTAGTAAGCCTAATCCTGTAATTATTCCAGCAATTGCACCTGCAGGGCCTGCGCCTAATGCACCTATTGCTTCACCAAGTACAGGGATTCCGTCAGCAACCTCACCGACAGCATCAACAGCGCCGCCACCACTACCTTTAATATCATCTAATTCTCTATTAAAACGGTTAACACTAGTTTTGGTACGCTCCATGTCAATCTTTGCATTCCTTAAAGTGTCGGCAAGATGTTTTAATTCTTTTGAATTAGCAGGTAATTGATTCTTCTGACTTTCGTATGCTCGTTCTAATTCCTTTACTGTATCCTTTTGATTCTCAAGGACGCTATCTAATCTTCTTATAGCATCTTTAAGTCCTTCTTCTGACTTTTCAACATTCTTCAATTCTGCATCTAGTAATCGGAAGTCTTTTCTTGATTCAGTTAAATTACCTTTTACTTCTTTAAGAGCTTTATTAAACTCCTTAGTTTCCATCCTTAGGGCAAGGTCAATTCCTTTTACATCTTCAGACATTTACTCACCTCACATCATTAAAAAAGGGATCTGATCGACAGGAGTTTCTTGTTCTTCCTCATCGACCATTCCATTTATTTTTAAATGTTCATCTATTAATAAAACAAGTTTTCGTAAGGTGCTAGACCAAAAGGTTTTATCATCCATATTAAGTAAAGTAGTTCCAGCATAATAAAGCCATGCCCAATCCCACTTATTTTCTTCTACTGGGTGTTTTTTTCGTCTTAGCCTCTTTTTCATCTGGTAATGAATTAATGAATAATTTAGGAACTTCATTAACAACATAAGCCACTTGCCCCAAACCAACTAATTTACCTACTTCTTTAATAGATAAATAGTCAGCTTCATCTTCAAGACCTGCGTTAATTCCTGCCCATAGCAGCACTTTAGTATCCTCATTTGTACCACTTAAAACCCTTTTAAAAGCCTCTTCCATACTTCCATAATGTTCTTCAAGATGTCCTAAGGCGTTCATATCAAAAGATAGTTTATACTTTTCACCACTTAACTCAATTTGATGTTGATGTGTTTTTAAATCTTTAGCTCGCACCACTACGAAAACTCCTTTCTATTAACCTGTATAAACTGTTGTGTACCAAGCAGTAATTGTAGCTGCTGTACCTGTTTCTGTTGCATCAGAACGAATCTGTGTTTTCCATGCACCATTTTTATTACAAGGAATGAATGTTCCTTTAATTGTTTGACCGTTAAAAGTAATGTTATCTTCTTTAGTGTTGTATTGATCCTCTGGTAAAGCGAATTGACCTTTTAATAGTGCGAAATATTGTGTAATTCCACCATCTAAAGCACATTCAAATAATAATGCAACGTTTGGTGCTACATCATTCTTACCGAAAGAAACTACTCCTTTAGTTGCATCTTTAGTAGCTCCTAAAAGATCAACAAGTGCAGTGTTAGAAAGTAATGAAGTTTCAAGTTCTACTTCACATCCAGCAAATGCATTTGCAACAGCTAAGGGTTGGTCATCAGCAAAGGCAGTAGCACTATTCACAATAGGTGATACTTTACCTGAGATAGCAGGAGCTAAAGTTTTAGGTGTTCCCCATGTTTCAACACCAGCATTTTCTGTAATAATTGCATACTTTAAATTTTTCATACCGATTTTAAAAGAACCAGCCATATTTTATTGACTCCTTTCGTAGTTAAAAAATAAATTTGATATTAGTGTCCCATCATCAAAAACACTTTCAGTATTGTAAAGTCGAGTACACCCAGCATTTAACATACGATTCGTAATGTCTTCTACTAAACTAGTGTTATCGACCTTAGTATAGATGTCTAATTGTATTGAATATCTTGTTACACTTTCTTGATCGTCTATGTATTGTGATCCTCTATTGTTATAAACAATGCCCACAATATAGTTGTTATTTTGTCCATTGTATAAACCGTAACTATAAGGAACTGACTGACCATTCAAAGTAAGTTCACTTAATAGATTTTTAAGGAAAAGCTTATGATTGAACATCAATTCAACTCCTTCGTTATAATTTCTTGTACCATATTAATAATTTCGTTTTCTTTACTGTTAACGGCTCTTTCCATGAAGTGAACACCTGGAATCCTACCACTATATTTTGCTTTCTTGTTATAACGCTTATTGGGTTTTGGTTTGGTATATCTTTTCACTGTTCCTTTTTCGAATATTGCACCATACCATGCTTTTTTACTATAAGCTTTGACTACTACGTACTTAACGCCACCAGAATCAAGTTTAGTAGATGATAGCTTTATAGCTTTTAATAAATCGGAAGAATCAAATACACCTTGACTAGATAAATTCTTTCTTACTTCATTAGTAAGTATCTGCCCACCGACTCTTAAAGCACCATATATAATTGCATCGCTATCTTTTTCTAACTGTCGGAGTTTGTTTATAACCACATCTAGTCCTTTAACTTCAAGACCCATTGCTTAGAGCTCCACTAAGTGTTATAAACCGTTTGTTAAAATCATCCTTTATCTCATCAATTAAATAAGAACCACCTTGGAACTTAACAATTAATCGTTCTGGTAATGTACGATAACGGATTGTAAAAGATAAACGTCTACGATTTGCGTTATTTTCATTATCAGTACTGATAAAACCATTGATCATTTCAACACTTCCCCAAACAGTAGAAAAAAGCGCTTCAACTTGTTCTGAATAACCGGTACTATCGTCAAAAGTAACTGTATAAATATCTAATTTCTTGTTTAATTGTCCTGGATTCATACAATCACCTACAATAAATTGATCGAGTGCATATTAAGAATTGTTTTAACAACTACATTTACTTTGTCATTTTCAACTGTAAATGTACGATTTTCATACATTTCATTAGCTAGAACCATTAAAGCAATCGTTAAATCTTCTTTAGTGTCAATTAACTCGTCTGTTAAACCTGTATAACTTCTTATATAAGACTTACAAGCTGCTAAAATTATATTGAAAGCTTTGAATACTTCAGGATCATCAGCATCTTCTCTTGCATATTCAATTAATTCTTGTTCAGTAACTTCACTTATCATCATTTTTAGCTTTCACCTTCTTACGGTTAGCTTTAACCTCTTCGATTAGACCATTTTGCACCCAATTATCAAAAGTGTGTTTATCAAGTTCAATTTCTAAGGTTTCACCTGCAACTAAAGCACCTAATCCAGTATTAATTGTTTTTAAAGCTTTAAATTTCATTGTTTCACCTCATAAAAAAATATCAGGGACTAATTAAAGCCCCTGAATATCGTTCAATTATTTAGATACATAAGTAATGAATTTTTGTGTTTCAGCAATAGAAGAATCATATTCTCCAAAAGCTAGGCAACCAATAGCGTTTTGATCCGCATATTTTTCAAGTAACACTTGCATTTGAACATCTGATGCAATTTTTACTGCAAGACCACTAAAATCTCCGTAATGAATTGATTTAGCACCAACAGTAGTGTATACAGGCATATTTTCTGATAAATACACTGGTTTAGATAGCATAGTCATACCACCGTCACGAGATAAATCATTTCCAAATAATAATGTATTGTTACCAGCTCCAGCAGTTAATCCTTGTAGATAAGCAAAAGTATCAGGATGCATAATCCAACCAGCATCTTGTTGGTAAACTTGAGGTACTTTAGCTTTCATGTTAATTAATTCTTGTGGAGTAATAACTTGAGTAGTAGCACCATTGAATAATACTGTATTTTGAGCTAAACCTTTCATGTTTGTACCTGCACCAGCTACTAATTCTTTTTCTAAGAAGTTAGCAATTGATTTAGCAATTTCATTTACGATGAATGGAATTACATCAATCTCTGTGTTATTTGCTAACTTTTTAGAAATTAATGCTAATGAACCAATTACAAAACCACTTAAATCAACACTTGAGAATGTACCAGCACTTGCAGTAATTGCTGTGAATTCTGCACCTTGATAAGCAGTAGTATGTTGAGTGTAATCGTATACTGGGATTGATAATGATCCTTTTACTTTGTAAATAGTTGCTTTTGAAAGTACAGGTGATAAGTTTTTAACTTTATCAATAATTTGGTTTGCAATCGTTTTAGGAATTACACTACCATTAGTTCCTTGTGGTAAGTTAGCAGCACGACCCTCTTTTACAAACTCAGCAAATGCACGCTCTTCTTTTTCAATTTCTAAAGCACGTTTTTCTTCTGCTGATAGCGTTACAACTACTTTCTTTTCGAATGATCTTGCTTCTTCTTCAGCAGCTAAAGTTTTGTCAATTTGAGCAACTTCTACTTTAATTGCATCAAAACGTGCGCTTTCTTCTTCTGAAAATGAGCGAGTTTCACCTTTTGCTTTATTTAAGATTGCATCCATTTCATCTAATAGGTTGTTACGTTTTTCTAATAATGTTTTCATAGTTTAATATCCACCTTTTTTTAATTTGAGTCTTTCAATAGTTTTTTCGTAGTACGAATGATCAAGCGATTCTGTTTCGCTTTCTTTTACAGTTTCTATAATTCTGTCTCCACCAACATCTTTAACTGTTTCAGTTACGACAGTTGATGTTACAGTTTTAGCTATAACATTTGATTCTTCAAATACATCAAAACGTTGTTCACAAATAACCATCTCATCGCCTCTAGATTCGATAGACATCGCTGTATATGCAGGAGTTACCGATAAGATAGAAACTTCTAATAAGTCTAAATCCTGTATGTATCTTCTTTGAGGTTCAGCAGTTGTATCCCACTCATCTTTGCGTTTAATGAAACCAAAAGACCAACCTCTCAATTCGTCATTCCTAGCTTTTTCAACAACTTCTGGATCTGTTACGAAAGTTTTAGCATATAAACCAATCGCATCTTCATATAAAGTTAAATTCCCTTGCTTCTGTGAACCTAACGTTCTATCTTCTTTATGATTAAACAATAATTTAACATCATCGTTACGTTCTAAAGCACGTTGAAATACTTTTGGTTCAATTTGCTCAACAAAGATACCTCTATCAGACGGAAGCCTTCTAGAATCTCTAGAAGCTACATTTACATACCCTGAAATTTCCACACCATTATCACGAATTTCTAACTTCATTTACTCACCTCCTTCCGAAGCAGTACTTTTATTCATTCCTGAACTAACAATGCTATCGGTATTAGGAGTAAAGTATTTTTTGGACTTAATATCGTAAATAACTTCTCCTAGACTCATAGTAACGATGTCAAGACCTTCAATTGGCTCTAAATCTTCTATGTATCTAATCTCATTTTTGCTTATCCAGCCTGCTGCAACAGCTTCACTGTAAGCAGAATATCTTTTAGATACATCACCTTTAAGTAATTCCTTCACATCCCAAGCAAAATAAAAAAGACCCTTTTCACTCGGTAAGAGCAGGTCTTTGTTTAAAGATGTCTGAAATGCTATTAAAATAGGTAAAATACAAGTTTTTATCCAGTTGTTATATACTTCATCATTTGCTGTTCCATCTAATATTGAAGGTGGTACAACAAATAATTTACAAATTTCTGCACTATTTGTCTTCTTATTTTCGTTGAGCTGCATCTCCACAGAACTTTGTGAAGCTTCCTGGAATTCAAGTCCACTATTCAATACAATCAAATTTTCTGTATTGTTATTTTTGTAAAGGTTTCTAAAAGCATCTTTAAGCTGATCCATTGCTTCTTTTACTAATTTATTAGCTGCTTTAAGAAATCCACGTTTATTTCCACCTGTTTTCACTAGCATATCTTCAAAATCAAGTGAGTTATAAGCTACAGAAAGCAATTTATTATTTTCTGCTAAGATACCTCGGCCAGTTGCACCATCTTTTGTTTTTCTAGTTATTTTAATAAACTCAAAATCTCGATATGTTGCACCATTAACTAAGATGTCATTACTTTTAAAAATAGGATCAAAGTTAGATACTACAGAAACTCTTTGATTATCTACATAGTGTAAACTTTTAATCTTGTTTCTTTCTCGATTTATATAAGTATAAGAAGCACCATTTAATAGATAATCTTCAATTAATGCCTTTTTATATTGAAAACTGTCTAAAGTATCACCTGTTTCATCATTTAAAAGTGATATACGATTATCATTTAACACTTCAAGTACCTTACCATTTAAATCTTGATATAGTTTAATAGGTAAAGAAGCAACTGTATCAGAAATGATTTCTATACAAGCGCTTACCGCTGGAATATTTAAAGCTTGTTCTTTAGTAATAGTGTCAGATGAAACACCAGCTTGTAATAATAATTCTTCTAACCCACCTATACTTGGAGCTCTAAGTTCTCTTTGAAACTGCCTATATTCTCTCCATTGTTGAATAAGTCCCATTGTTTCACCTCCTTTTTAAAAAACTATTGCACCCCATCCACCATCATCATTAAATATTACATCCATTTGTAATAAATAGATGGCATTGATTAGACTCACAACCATGTCCACTTTTCCGTTTGATTTCTTCTTATTAACATAAATATTTTTGTTGTTATCCTCTGTCAATTTGGCATTTTGGAAGTTTATTTCTAAAAGTTTGTTCTCTGTATAGAAAAATTCCTTGTTTAAAATTTTTTCTTTTAAAAGTTTAGTAGGGCTGTGCAAAACGCTAGAATGTTGCCGAGTTTCAACTGTTTTTAACCCTTCTCTTTCTAACCTTTGAGCAGTAGATAAACAATTGTAACGGTCATAAGCTATACCCATAATAACTACATTGTGTTTTTCTTCGATTGATAAAATCATGTCTTCTATAAATCCATAATCTACGGTCATTTCTCCAGTCGCAAAACAAACACCCTGTTTAATAAACTCATAGTAATTGATTTTTTCATACCTATTCTTTTCTTCAATACGTTCAGTGGGTACAAATGCAAATGATTCTGCATAGATTTTTAAATCTTCTTCAGTAACCATTGAATACGAGCAGTTATCGTTAGTCATAGCAAGGTCAAGACCTAACCAAACTTGACGGCCAGACCAATCAAAATGTTCAATCTTGCATTTTCTTAAATCATCAATGCTTATGTATTCTTCACCACTATGTTCAGACATGAAATGATTAACATGTTTTGTTAAAAATTCAACTCGTTCACCTGGTTTTTCGATTGCAGATTGTCTAGAATCACGAATTTCTTCATAGTTCTGTTCAATCCTTAATGGATTAGACATGTATAAACCATGATCAGTCCATAAATTGTCCTTATCTGCGTAATAAAGCAACGCAAAACAACGCTCATCTTCTATAAGACCAGCGTAAACTTTACGAATATAATCGATTTCCTCTAAGAATATTGAACCATTAACAGCATATGCAGTAGTTAATTTAAACCTTAGTGGATTTCTAACTGATAATTGACCAGATTTCATTGCATTATAGTTATCGTAACTAGTAAATGCTCCCATCTCATCACAAATTATTGCAGAAGGTCTAATACCATTATTAGAATTGGCATCAGCAGTTCTAGGCTGATAAAAGCTTGATGTAATATGACATTTCATTTTCCCATGCAAAGTTGTTGGTGTAGTAAAGTGTTTACTCAATACATCAGATTCAGTTATTAATTGTACAAGTGCTTTCTTAGTTTCAGATGCTAATTCACGATCTTTACTAATACTATACATCTCACTGAAATTAGGTTCAGTTAGTAATAATATCAGAATAACCAATGCACAAAGGAACGTCTTTCCGTTCTTTCTTGGTATCCATAAGGTGTTATCACGATATCTAAAACGGTTTGAATCTTCTTTAAATCTCCAACCAAATACATTAGTAATAAAAAAGCATTGGAAATCAGCGAGTCCACTCATTAACGTTTGTCCTGCACTAAAACCTGTGGCAAATGTTATTACATTTAATATACCTTCAATTCCTTGTATCTTTTCTTCATCAAAATAGAATAAGAATTCATCATCATGTTGACGATTTTCAATGTCATTGATAAATATTTCACATTGCTTTTTAACTTCTGGTGTAGTTATTTCAGAACCGCTAATAACGTTATCTGCATATCTCCGAGCTTTTTTAAGTAATTTACTCACTTAATCACCTTCAATGCTTTTAACAGTGGGTCTGATTCTGATTCCTTGTGTTGAATATTAATATTACTTAACTTTGCTCTACTTTGTGGGGATAAGCTTAATTCATTAGTACATCTAAAGAATTCTTTACTATACTTCTCTTTGGCACTCATCAGATTCTTATCAAAAATGCTATTAAAATCTTTGTTAATTGTTTTTTCAATTTCTTGTATTCGATCAATAGCAATTGAACAAGAAGCTAATACATAAACATCTAAGTTTCCTAGTATGCCGCTATTTTTAAGCTCACTAACAATGTAACTAAAAATCCTTTTTTGTCTTGCGTTCAAATGACTAGGAGGTGAAATATTGTCTTGATCACCTCTAAGTTTATCTTCTTGTTCAGTCCTTAACTTAATTTCTTCTTTAGTTAAGTTTTTGCTCATCGTTTTAACGCTTTTTGATGGTCTAGCCAATTCCCTCACCTCCTTTTTAGTTTCATTTAGGGAATTTATTTTTTATGAAGGGGGACTGTGGTCTGAGAAACTTTAGGAATCTGATACAGTGCACCCAGGGGGGATATAATAATTTAATACCCCTACACATTTAAACGTCTTATACAAAGCGTGAAGCCCTCTCTTGCTCCTCTACTATCTGAAGCAACTCATCCTTACCTATCTTACCTAGCTCAGCTAATGAATGATGGTACTTACATAAACTAATTAGATTGTTATCATCTAATCTCTTGTCCCAATCTGAAGCTATGCTAACAATGTGATGTACTTCTAGATTAGTAAAGTTATATCGCTGCTTAGTATTATGTAGTTGTCTTATACATACCTGGCATAAGTATCGATCACGTTCAGCTATCTCTTTCCTTTTCTTCTGCCATAAGTTAGTCTTCCTAAACTTATCAATATGACTTGGGTTCTGCTTCCGTTCAGGTCTACTAGGACATTTGTATTTACTATCATGTATCTTATTACAGTAGCTGCAAGACTTAAGCATGGTTATTCATTCCGATACAGTACATCACCATTTGAAACAGGTTCTAATCCATAATACTTTCTCACTTCATTGACTGTTAATATTCCTCGATTAATTAGGTGACTGATATTTACTTCTGGATTAGGTGGTGTATTCTTTGTTAATGCACTTGAACCAGTAGGTGGTGTTCTTCGTTTAAGCTGTTTAACTAACTTGTTATATTCATTAATCCATTCAGTAGGAATAGGATAGTTAGCTTCAATGTATTTTTTCCCATCAATATCAATTATTCGCAATTCATCTATTATCGATTTAGGTCTCATACTTAATGATAGTTCCATTTCCTTCTCACTCCTCCATTTAGTTTATAAATAAAAAAGCACCCAAATTAATGGATGCCTAATTAACTACTAATACTTTAAATAAACTTTTAATTCCTTTAGAGTATTCATTTACCCAATGCTCGTTCGAATCTTCTAAGCTATTTAAAATAATATCTCCTATTTGATTTACTTTAATTGTAAGAATTGTAGCATCATACTGATTTTGAGCTTCATTTATTTCAATGTACTCGATTCTGGAATAATTAATTAATTGAAACTTTATTTCTGTTTCTTGAAGCGTACACAATAATAATTTATTCTCAAGAAATGCAATAAACTCGTGTTTGTCTTTACCATCGAATAGATTTTTAGGATATAAAAACTTAATATCCTTTTCTTCTACTAACTCATTTAATCTAGACATTAACTTATGGAATCCTGAACTCTTCTCACCAAAATCTCTACGGTCTAACCATTCTTTAAATACTGTAGTGTCAAATACCAATATTATCTCCTCACTTTCATCGAAAGTTAATTCGACAAAAGTAAGAATAATCCTTTATTTATTAGATAATATTAAATCCTTTAGTTTGATACTTTTCTAACACTCGTTTCATCTCAGCCTTAACGCTACTAAATTCAACTATGTATTTCTTTAAATTAACCACCACAGACTCATCTGATTTATATTCCTTCACTAGTTCACGAAACAATCCAGACTCTTTAAAAACTGCATAAACTTTATTTTTTTCTCTATTGTAATGGTAACTTTCTTCATAACAACCATTAATCTTCAAAAATGTAATGAGGTTAATACTATACAGCCGTTTCATTTAGGTCACCCTCCTCATCTTTATTTAATAAATGATTTACTACAAACCCGTCTATAGCTCTCCATGATACTTCCATTTTTGGATAATATTCATTTACGAATTCTGATCTCTTAGGTTCTTCTAAACTATTCCAAGCTTCTATTAAACTTTCTTTTTGTAATTTAGTTAACCTTTTACCATTTCGACTCTTTATTTTATCTTTGGTACGTTTATCCTTAAACTGATCTTTAAATCTAACTAGCCTTAAATTATCAATTCGATTATCATTCTTAATACCATTTTCGTGATGGCATGTTAATCCTTTTTCTATGAGTTCATCTTTACAAATACCATAGTAAGCAGAAAGCACTGCCCAATGCTCTGAAATAGGATATGGGCTACCATATTTATCTCTAATCGTAATATAAACGTATGAAGTCCTCTTAGAACCTTCAGAGTTTAATCCCATCCATTTTTCAGAGAAAGTATTAAAAACTTTACCCTCTTCCACATCTGCATAAAAACCTGGACAACCAGGAACACCATACAGCACCTTACCATCAATCGTAATTACATCTTCTCTTACATTTTTCTTCATTATTATCTACTCCTTTTAGTAATAAATAAAAAAGACAAGCGAATAGTCGCCTGCCTAATTTGATTTGCTATGCGTTTGTAATTTTTAAAAACTGCCTAAACAGATTCAGATAGCTTTTAAAAACTACAAAATGTACTTGCTTTAATCCATTTTTAGTTATATGATAAAATCAAGGAATTTTATGTACATCTTCCATTTAACAAAAAAAATAAAAAAGGAAGCAGGATAACCCTACTTCACCCGTATGATACTCCATATATTTTTTACCGTATCTAATACCTCAGTGATTATAGATACAAAAATTATTCCTACTATTGAGACTACTCTAAATAACGCATATAAAAACACCATGAAAATTAATATCGATAATAAAAAATGTACAGTCATAATCGATTCCACCTTAAATGTAGTCCCCTTTTACTCGTTACTGCACGATCAATAGGCATCGCTTTAAACGACACCTACTCGATGCAGAATAAAAATAAACATATTAGGAGAATGCTAATCTTTTATTTAAGGTCGGAGAAGTAGCTTACCAGTTCGGAATACTGGATACCGACATTTTTTATTTATACTATTTATACCTTTCACTATATAATAAAAGATACGATTAAAGTGTGATGTTTTTTATTTAGCTACTCATCTTATTCTCGATACGGATAAGCTTATGTTTCAATCCACTTTCACTCTGATTAGTTCTTTCTGCCAAATACCTTTTACTAACAGTATAAATACCTTTCTTGTTTACTTTGAATACTTTAGGATTATTCTTCATGTCATCTTCAATAATTGCCACTAGTTGATTGATCAATTCCCTCTGCTTATCATTTAATTTCTTTAAGTTTATTTTTGTCCCCTTCTTAAATAGCATGTGTATTGTTTTTTGATTTTCTTTAAATTGAGGCAACCTATATTCCCCATTCACATATTTTCCTCTTGAGCCTTTAAGCTGCAAATCAATCCATTTATTCTTAAAAGACAAATTGATAAATTTTATTATTTGCTTCGGTTCAAATGTTACGTCAACTTTGCTCAAAGCATGTTTTAAAGCTTCAATTGTTATTTTCTCAATGTTACTCCCATCTTCTATTTCCTTTAATGCTTCCATAAATTTGTTATATCTCCATGCTACTTTAAAGTAGTCACACATTTGATATACAATATGATCTGTTTCATATGACAATATTAATGGAGTTACTAGATCCGTTAATTCTTCCCATGAAGTATTAATGTAATCTTTAATTTCAGGTAATTCATCTTCAAAATATCTGAAATCATCGAATCCATCTTCGATATGCTTATTGATAACTCGCTTAAATACAGCTCTCTTAGCTTGATGGTTGAGTCCATTTATCGCAATAGCAATATATTCCATTGATCCTTCTGGAAAGTCATATGAGACTGAATAGCCTGTTTGTGTGTATATTGTATAACCTTCACCAACTGGAATATATTCAACTTTATTAATCACTCTTCCTTTTGAATCATAATAAATTTCTTCTGTATCTTCCATTTTATAATTTATATGATGTTGCTCGTTAGTAGTTTTATTAACTTTTCTTGATGGATGAGTTGTATAGTCAGTTTTACATAGCTCAAGGATATAATTTATAACTGTTCGGTCACCGTTTTGTTGGTAATTATGAATCATTTGTCTCATTTCCATTTGGTTAGTATGATTGTTTAAGTTTGTCATTAGTTTATCTTCCTTCCTTGATTAAGTGTTCATTCTCAACGAATTGAGTAATATCAATAAGTGACCGTTGTTTTTTATCTGTTTCCTTATCAACTTTACCAAATGGAACAATTTTACCGTTTTGTTTAGCAAAATATCGAATATTATTGTTAGATATTTCCTCATCCATGAATTCATATGGGGATTCTGCATTTAGAATATCTGTAAAGTTTGGATCATATCCACTAAAATTATCTTCAACTGGATAAGATTCAACCGGTTCATTCGGATCAATTCCTATAGCTAACATATCAGTAATATCTTTAGTTGTATCTTGTTGTGGTCTTTCAGTACCGAATCCACGTTGTTTAGGTCTCACAGTTATTTCCGTTTCAACTTTAACTTCAACAGATTCAACAACTTTTACATTCACTTCTTCACTCTCTACTTTTAGAGTTTGAATACCTTTTTGCTGCTCATTGAATGGATGGATACTGTATGTATTTATGTCTTGTTGCTTCTGATTGCCAACTAATTTCTCTGTGTAGTCACCAACCTTCTTGTATATAATTCCACGACTAATAGCATCATCAATAATCGCAATAGCAGATCTAATTTTAACTCCGATTAAATTAGCCCAACTTTCATATGAAAATTTGAATTCATTAAACTTGCTAACTACATAATAGATGTATAAATCACGAGTACTTTCAAAAGTTGTCAATTTGCTAAAAGGTATCTTGGTGAAATTTTGAAATTTGTCCTCATCAGTGTTTTGTTTATCTTCAGCCACTCCATCATTTGATAGTTCCATATCATTAATAGTTAAGAATAGTAAAGTATGATTCTTTAAATCTTCAATATTATTTTGTAGGATAAAAACTTCTTTATTGATTAATGACTGTACAATTGATTTGATTTTACTTCTGTTCTTTGTGTCATTTTGGATAAATTTAATAGGGGAATATTGGTTGATCATATCAATACTAGTCTCAATTGAGCCATGAATTGTACCGAAGAAATATTGTCGAGTAAATAAAATTGAATAGATGTAAAATTCATCTTCATCTAAGTGGAATTTACTTTTAGTATTAGCGAAAGAATTGTAACCTCTTACGAATAATTCATCATTAAAATTTTTAGTTAATATTGTCATTGATATTGCCTCCGAGTTTATAATTTGAATTTATGAATAGTTGATTAAATAGGTGGGAATGTATTCATTCACGCCAATCTTATATGTAATTATTTTTTATCTGTATATTATGTATTATCTGTATACTATGTTGTTTCGAGGTTGAATTCCGAATATTATTGCAAGGTTCGTGTATTTATCTTCCGTTTTTAACCTCCAAAATACCAAACTAATGTATTTTCGTTCCGATTTTAACCTCTTAAATACACGGATATTATTTTACTGATTAGAACATTGTTGCAATTCACTTCTGAATTCAGCCTCTAAATACAACTTCTTGTTAAGTTTGTACTCATCTAGTACCTCCTTTAGCTCTAATGTGATTTCATAAAGACTAAACAATATACGAGTTTTTGGATCAATGGCAACAGTAATATAATCTATACCTTTACTTTTAATGAAATCTGATACTTTTTTGTTATGACAGAAAAAATATTGCATTTGAAAATTCCTCCTTTGAATTATTTACATTTGAATTTGTATACCTTCTTAGTAGCACCTCCTTTGGGCAGGGCAAATTTTAACAGTTTTTTTCAAAATCGCAACAATTATTTTAAATATTTTTAGTTTTTTCAACTTTATCAATGTAAGCTCTATATTGAGCTGCTTTTCTTAAATCTGATTTATTATTTTCATAGCGACTTATATTAGTTCTATTAACTCCTATTGCATCAGCTATCTCTTGTGTTGTTATTTTAAGTCGTTTACGTTTTATCCAGTAAATTTCTCTAAGTGATATGTTCACCATAGTTTCACCACCTTTCATTATTAAGATTAACTTGCTACTTATGTGCGTTTTTCAAAACAAAAAAATACCCCTAATCCAATTGGATAGGAGTTGCTCGTTTTTTATAGAGTATTAAAGTGCCCTCATATATATGGTAACAACTCTTGAAAAAATCCCGCTGAATACTCATTCATTTACCATATACTTCCAATGTTGTGTCTAAATTATGAACATTTCAGATAAATTTTTTCTAATAATTGAAAGTTAGAAATTATCAAAAGTTTTAAATTACTGTAAACATTGAATAAAAGTTGTCAAGTGAAAAATAATTGATGTTTTATTGCCTGTTTGACTTTCTTCAATTATGTACGTATAATTTATTTTAATTTTTGATATCACATTAATTTGTATCAAAAAGAGATTGTTAAGATGATTATTATAATGTGATTATTTAAAAAAATAAATGCAAAAGGAAACTCCCTAATGCATTTATCTTTTTTTTATTAAGGAAGTGTACAAATCAAAGCTGGGTTAATGTAATTATTAATATTTGGAATATCGTTAAATACATCATGACTGAACCCTCTGTCAGTTCTAAAATCTATAAACTTTTCTCCAAGTAACACAGCAGAGTTTTGACCAAATAATCCTTTTACTGCTTCAAAATGACGTTTAGACTTCAGTTTTGATATTATTTTAAATGATTTAGCTTGATTTTGGTAAATATAAGTAATTGGGAACCATCCCCATCTTGAATCCATTCTATCATTTAGCTTTGATAGATAATAAAGGAGCATATCAGCGTTAAAAATTTCAGTAAAATCTTTCGCTCTATGTTTTAATATGTCTGACTGAATACTAATTCTTGTAGAATTTAGCCGTTCTTTCCTAATTTCAAGTGACTGCAAATGCAACCTAAAACTAAAGTATGAAAGTGGTTTATCACTTGCTATATAAGACAAATCATTGAAATCAGAATTTAAAACATCCGAAAGAATGTCATATTCTTTATACTTGACTAGAGTAGCAACTGTATAAAGAAATAGTTCATGAATAAAGAATTTGTAATGATCAAACTGCAGGATATTATAAGTACCTGACTCAGAGTTAGAAGTAAACGGATAAACTTTCTCATAGAATTCAACAATAAAATCAACATCAAGTTTTTCTGCTTCAATTAAGAGTTTCAATACTTTAATGAACGAATCACGAAATGGAGTCATACTATCGATTCTACTTAATATAATTTCATCAATTTCATCGTTTATTTCTTCTACTCTAATCTTGAATTGTTCAAGTGATTCAACAAAAGCATCGATAAATTCGCTTGCTAGATATGTTAGTCGCCTGGGCGTTTTATCGATAGCATTTTCCATCTGTCTAATAACCTTTGTTGTTTTCGAAGAGTTTGCTGCATTTTCAAATAAGTATTCTGGCGGCTTACCTCTTGTGGGTCTTTGATGTAATGGTGCTTCGTATATGTTTCTAACTAATAATTCGTAATTATCCTCATATGTATCAGAATTTGATAAATCAATATACTTTCTACCTGCCATATATGTTGGTAAAAAAGTATTTCCATCTTCATTTCTCTGTGCAACTATGGGTATAAATTTTTCTTGTTTTGCATCTTTATATATTTGTGGTGTTATAATCTGCGTTTCAGTTCCAACTCCACCCGATCTGTCATCAGCCTTTTTTTGGTATCCTTCATCACAAATCACTAAAACTTTATTAATATCTTGAGAAGTTACCATACTTTCCATAAATGCATATACGTCTTGTCCATCTTTTAAATCCCACTTATCAAGAGTAACATTTATTCCTGATTCCTCCATTAACCTTGTCGCTAGTTCGATTACCCAATTCTCATGATCAGTTGACGTCCAACAATAAGAAATGAATATCGATGGATCTTTTAGAGCTTTTTGTGTCATATGTAATAAATTCTCCCTCCATTTAATCATCTAAGATGTATTTCTATTTTTAGGTACTTCAATTATATTATAATTCCATTGAATAATAGAGAAATCTTTTGAAAAAAATCTATATTATTCCATTTTCTTGAAATATCTTGTAATATTATTATAGTTTTTTTATTGTTATTAATTATATTAGGAGGTTACTAGTGTCAAATTTAGAAGGATTAGATTTGTTTTTAGCAATAATGGTTGCATTATTAGAACCATTTCTACTTACTTTATGTTTTAACTATTCACTTAATTTTTTCCAATCATTACATAAAAGCGATGATCACTTAGCGAACAAAAACAAAATAGCAGCAACGATATGTCTTTCATTGTTTTTCTTTCTTCCGGTAGTTTTCTTTATTTATACTTTAATTAAAAATGGTTAATAATCAGACGATGATGGAAAGTCATCGTTTTTTTTATTTTTAGGCTCTGTTAAAAAATAATGTTGATTTTCTTATTAAGCCCTATCTATGGTAGATTTGTTGAACAAAAAGTATCATAAGTTTGTCTAATTAGATAGTATTTCTTTGTTAAAATATACTTATTAATTTTAAAGAACCTTTTTAATAAATACATGACCAAAACAAAATCTCTAATATACGTTTTATTGGTATTTCTAACATTTACAATAAACTTTTGTCATAATCTATTATTAAAACCACTCTTAAAACGTCCCTACTACTACATACAAACTAATTTTAGGATGATAAAATTAAAGCAAAGTCACAGGAGGAGAAAAAGATGAAAAATATTATGTATGTCATAATAACCGTTGTAGTAATTGTAGTAAGTGGTATCTTTGGTTGGAGTAAAATTCAAGATGCAAAAATTAAAAAAGCAGAAATTGAATTAAAACAAAAAGAACAAACTAATAAAGAATCAGCTATATTAGAACAAGATAATCAAGAGAAAAATAAACTTGAAAATGAAAAAATGTATGTAGAAAACATCAGTAAGATGTATGATTCATTACTTAACGATTGGAATAAAGCAGTAGATGTTGAAACGATAAGCTTAAGTCCAGACAAAAAGCGAAAATTAGTTGATCCTATTATAAAAGACCTTGATGAGATGATCGCTCTTGAAACACCTGAAAAGTATAGAGAACAGCAAAATATAATTATTGATGTAGCAAATAATATACGTGGTAAAGCTATATTAGCAACAGGTGAAGAAGAAACTCTAGACATTAATATGAAATTAATTGAGTTAAATATAGATTTTCTTGATATTAAGGATGTAATTCAGAAATTACCGACACCTGGTCAATAAAACAGTAAGTAAACAGTTTAGAAGTTACTATCGTATGATTTACAACAAGATCGGCCTTTTTTGTCGATTTGCGTTTATTTTATTTGAATATACTCAATGTAAGAGTATATCAAAACAGGTATATTGAATTGTAGGTGATAATTATGAATAATGATAAAAAGAATAAGAAAGAAACTAACAATAAAAAAACTCCAAACATCAAAGTCACATATCTCAACGAACCTAATTTAGATATTGTGTTTAAAGCTTTAAAAAATTTATCGACTACTTCAAATAAGAAGTAGTTTTTTTTAATTCTTAATTATTACATAAAAAGTAGTAATTTCATTTTAACCCTAAGATTAATATAAAGGTTTTCTATGTACTTATGCTAAAATTATGTCAGAATGGAATGTTATGAGGAGGAATAGAACCAACATGGTTAAACACTTTGAAGTAAATCTACAAGCAAAGTCAGGTGGCTTAAACCTAACGAAAGATAATTACATAGAAAAAATAAATTTTAAAAGTTCAAGGGTAAAAAATATTTTTACTGATTCAATGATAAAAGATCATTTAGAAGATTGTTTATATAATTATGAAGTAAATATGAGATATTTTAAATCATTATCCAAAGAGGATTTTAATGAAGAACTCACGAGTTTTCTCAATAAAAATAATGACTTTAAGGAAATTACTGACCTTAATTCTATAGCTGGTCAATCTGGATATTATATTATGGTACTGGATGAATATTCTCAAGTATATATCGGAACAGGTGATATTAAAAAACGAATTATGCAGCATTGGAGTAAGCAATTTTATTTTGATCGAATGATAAATGGAAATAAAGAAAATTCCATTTTGTCTATAGATAGCTTTAGGGCTTTAGATACTACAAGAATATTTGTGTATCAAACAGAAAAAACTTTGATCCTTGAAAATGAATTCATTATTCAATTTGACAACAAGTATAGCTTAAATAGAACTAAAGGTGGAGCATTAGATGGTTTATGGGAAGCTATAGCTAATAGAAAAACAAGAGATATGTCACTTTAGGGTAGAATTTCCAAGTAGAATATGATGTACACTCTATTCCTGTCTAACTGGCGGGAGTGTTTACTTTCAGAATAATTATTTGTAAATCACACAAACTAATATAGATGAGCCAGCTCTGCCTCCTTCTACGTAATCCTCGGCAGAATGAATGGCTCATCTATTTTTTTATTCTTCTTTTATTTACTTCTCAGCTGACTCCATAGCATCTTTGATTAATATTTTCGCAAGTGAACGATACCGATCCTCTGTCCAAACAAATTTCCTCGGATCGTTTTCTTCAGTGATAATAACTTCATAATTCTTACCATAAATTTTACCAATAACCTTTACTTTTTGACTCACAAACTCCTCATAACCAAAGTCACCGTATATTAATTCTCCATATTTAACTTCATTTTCTTTTTCTTTTTTCATGATTTTCCACCTCAAAATTAAAATTTTCACTTGACTAACGATCTTCCATAAACTGAAATGGGAGTGACGCATGGACAACGGCTAGCAAGAATACTTACCTTATTCTTAAAGTAAAAAATAAAGTAAGTAAGCATTCTGAAACGGTCGTTTTACTATGGAATCCGTTGCCCTTGTTTGAATACTAGCTTTCGCTTTAGCTGACTTTTAACATGTAATATCTACCCTACATGCTTGAATAAAAGGGAATTTGTAACAATAACAAATTAATTTAATAACCTTATATCTTTCAATTTTCAGTTTTACCCATACCGTAGTATGCTAGATATCCTCCAGACCTTTAATGGTAGCCCTCACCATAGACTTGACACACCGTAAACAAGGAAACGATTGGATAGTGTCAACGCTGACTTAATGCAGCCCCTCAGCTCAGGATATGGCGATTATAGTGTGTGCTTTGCTATCCACTACCTTCCAGTTTCTATAAAAGACAATAAGAAACTAAGCCTATTGACCATAATTTTTGAAAAATGGTATAATAGACGTACAAGAAGGATTTTTTCTATTCAATTTTAGTGGGTTGGATCAGATAAATCTTCGTTGGACACCTATTTGCAGTAGGTGTTTTTTTTGTGTTTAAATCGTTGTAGAGCTTGTCCTATTAAATATCAATATTATTTAAAGGATTAAAACGATCATTCTGCTCCTTTAAAGCAGTTCCCCATAATGCCACATACTTTTCTGTTACAGAAATATTTTCGTGGTTAAGCAATGATTTAAGAGTCATTACATCCATACCCCCTACAAGGCATCTGTGGGCGAATGTGTGGCGAATTGTGTGTGCGGATAACCTTACCCCTTCAAAGTTCATTTCCTTCTTCAGTGTCTTGAAAAAGCTACTTACAGCCTCGTCTGTTAGCTGAGTGTTCTTACCTGAAGGAAACAAATACACTGGATCTTCTTTTAAAAATTCTTCAAGAAAAACTCTATATTCTAAGAGCTCTCTTTTTAATTTCAGTGTAAATGGAATACTCGAAACCCTCCGCTTTTTACCGTAAATACGAATAATCTGGTTCTCGAAGTCAACGTCACTCCACTTAATGTTAACTACCTCACCTCTACGTACCCCAGTAGATAGTAGAAAGATAAACATTTTGCGATTCCTGAATGTAACAAAAGAGTTAACATGATAATTAAATTTCTTCAAATGTTTCAAGATCATATTAATTTGCTCATCCGTCAAAACTTCAATTTGGACTAGTTCTTTTATTTTTTTTATTTTTTTAATTGGTTTATCATCCTCTAAATACTCTTCTTCAGCTAAAAATTTAATAAATGCTTTTAGTGTTCGTAGTTTTTGGTTTATCGATGTCGGTAAGTTGTGTAATTCATTCTTACAGTACATTAAAAAACTTTTAGTTGTTTGTGGACTTAAATTATCTATCTCCACTATCCCCTTCGATACACAATAATCACAAAAAATATTTAATGTAATTCTGTACGTCTTAATTGTAAAAGGAGATAAATTTTTAAATTCTCGATCTTCAATGAAAAGTTTAATCGCTTCTCTGATAAGCAAAAAAGCCAC